ATCAATTTTTTTCAAATTTTTAATCGGCTTCTAACCCTTGAGAATGCTGGCTTTCTTCTCCCTGTTGTAATTCATCAAGCCGCCAGAAAAATGCTCTCCGGATCGCATAGAAGTCCGCCACGGAAAACGGGATCGAATATCGTGTGATGATCTTGTCATATCCCACGCCGTCAGAAACCGCTCGCAGAATTGCACGCCACGATTTCCGATAACCACCAGCGGCCGCCGCCCAAAGTGCAGCCTCCTCAATCATCCGGCAATCACGAAGCGCTCGCTCCGCTTTTGAATAGTTCCGGATGGCTGCCCGCTCTGTCGGGCTCGATACTCCGCCGGTATGGCCGCCGGTTCCTTCCATGTTGACGGCCGGTATATCATAGCCGCCAAGCATAGAGGCCCTGTGCTTCTTGTCTTGGTATTGCAAACAGAAGTGTTTCAATTCCTGATATCGCTCCTTGCTGATACCGTAGTCGTCCCATGTTAGGTTCCGAAGTCCTCCGTTTACTTGATGCATGATATACGCCTCCTCTAAACTAATCTCTCTTTCAGCGCTGCCATAAGCGCCTGCTGCCCTGTGTCCTTTTTCTTCAGACTGGCCACGACCTGTTCGTCCGCCGTGCCTTCCGCGATCAAATGATTTATAATAACCGGCCGTGTCTGTCCTTGCCGGTGAAGCCTCGCGTTCGCTTGCTGATAAAGCTCCAAGCTCCACGGCAAGCTATACCACACAATGATGTGTCCACCGGCCTGAAGGTTTAATCCGTATCCGACCGACGCCGGGTGTGCTATTAAAAGTCGGATGCGTCCTTCATTCCAATCATCGATATCCTTCTCCGATAAAAGCTCCCTCGGCTGGATCTTGGAGAACGCCTCGAGAAGTCTGGCCCGCTCATGCCGGTATCCATAAAACACGAGTATCGGCTCGGCCGCCGTGTCTATGATCTCAGCCAGCGCTTTGATTTTCTCGTCGTGAAATGCCGTATAGCTTCCCTCGTCGTTATATACCGCACCGCCGGACAGCTGCAGGAGCTTCCCCATGACCGCCGCCGCATTGGCCGCCGTGATCGTTCCGTCCTCGACCGCAATCAGGTGTTCAAGCTCCATCGCACGATACTGCTTCGCGGCCGCCTTCGGAAGCTGCACCATGATATTATTGTCGATGCGCTCCGGGAGCTTCAGATAATCGGCCGCCTCCATGCTGAAGGTGATGTCGCTTATCTTACGCATAATGATCTTCTCGGCCTCCGGTATCGGAATCCACTCATAAGTCACATATCCGTTACCCTTGCCCGGCCGGAAATACAGCTGGCGATACCTTCCAATCGTGCGCTCCAAACGCTCGCCCTGATCCAGTAAGAAAACCTCTGCCCACAAATCCATGAGGCCGTTCGGCCGTGGCGTTCCGGTAAGGCCGACGATGCGCTTGCAATATGGCCGAACCTTCCGCAGCGCCTTGAAGCGCTCGGCCTGGCTATTCTTGAAACTCGAGAACTCGTCAATTATGACCATGTCCCATTTCCACCGGCCCCGGTATTCATTCACGAGCCATTGGGTGTTCTCCCTGTTGATCACATAAACGTCGGCCTCGCTTTCCGCTGCCGTCTTGCGGGTGGCCGCGCTTCCCAGCATCTTGGCAATCCGGAGTCCGTGAAGGTGATCCCACTTTGCCGATTCCCGGCTCCATGTGTCCTCGGCCACCTTCAAAGGCGCGATCACTAAAACCCGCTGCACTTCAAACTCCTCATACATAAGCCGCTGGGCCGCCGTAAGCGCCACCGCCGTCTTACCAAGTCCCATATCCATGAACGCTCCGATATACGGTGTCGACATAACGCGCTCAATGGCCCGCCTCTGATAATCGTGCGGCTCAAACTTCATGCTTCACTTCCTCCTCGAATGCGACGACATCCTTCACGCCATACAGAACGCGCACCGATGCGTTCCTTTCCTTCAGGCGCTCCAGCTGTACCTTCTGAACCGGTGAAAGTTTCCCGGCCTCGGTCTTCAGCTCCACGAAGTGAACCTTCCCGGAAGGAGTGATCACAATCCGATCCGGGACGCCGTCATTCCCCGGAGAAACGAATTTATATGCGAGGCACCCGAGCGCTTTCAGATCTTGAACAAATCTTTTCTCGATTGCTGATTCTTTCATTTTTTCCTCCTGATTTTTCATGTAACAACTTCCGCGCGCGTATATGACTTATCGTGATTTAGGCGTATAAGGCGCGGTTTTTATGCCTATTTATGATTTATCTTTTTAATTTAATAATTTTGTTACTTGTTACATTTAAGCGCATAAGCGCTGATTTTATGCGCCCTCGCGCCGTGTAACAACCTTTGTAACAACTTTTGAAAAATCCGAGCCTGTTACATTTTCCGCTGTAACAAGCTCCGAGGTTGTTACACTTGTTACTCCTTGACATAGATCCTCTGCATCCCGTAAATCGGCACCCGCTTCATGCGGCCACTTTTAACCCAGCCGAGGCGCTTCAACATGGCCGCGATAGCGTAGCTGTCGCGTGCCTGGATGCGCTTGGCGGGCTCCCGGAAGCATTCACACCACACCTCCATGTTCGTAACCTCTGTGCGGTCGTTCACGCCCTCCACGGGTTCATCGATGATCGTATAGTCGCCGTCAAGGAAGTCCAGCCTGTCGTTGAGCTTCATATCCTCCCAGCCGTCCGGGAGCTTGCGGTTTAAGTATTCCTCGACCATTCCCTCGCGGTCGTCAGCTTCCAGCGCGTCGGTTTGTTTCTCGGCGGCCAGCTTCTCGGCTTCCGGTGATAAAATGAGAGAGTCTTCCCCGAGCTCCTTGTACCTGAAAAGAACCTCGGCCCATATCTGGTCACGCTCCGCGCTTGTAAGATCCCACGGCTTGATTTTTCCCTCGCCGGATATCTCCACCGGCCAAAAGCGCCGGTTTCCTGTGATGTCCTTCAAGTAACCGCTGATATCGTTCACGGTTCCGAAGATAACGCACTGGCGCGGGTGCCGCTCGGTATTGTGGCCGTATGCGGCGCGATAGATATCCTCCTGCCGCGATACAAAAGCCTTGACCGTTTCCACGTCGGTCTTGCGCATTCCCTTCATCTCTGAAATCTCGAGTATCCAGTAGCCTTGGAGCTTCTCGGCGGCCGTTTTGTCCTTCATATCATCGAAGGTCAGGTTATCCGAGAACCATGCCCCGGCCAGCTTGGCAATGAGCGTCGATTTTCCGGATCCGGGAGGCCCTGAAAGCACCAACATCGGGTCAAACTTGCAGCCGGGCTCATATATACGCCGAACGGCCGCCGTCAGGATCCTTGCGGTTGCTTCGCGGGTGAAAATGTTGTCCTCGGCGCCGAGATAGTCGATTAAAAGCGTATCTACACGCCCGATGCCGTCCCATTCAGGAAGCGCGGCCAAATAATCCTTCACCGGATGGAAGGCGTGCCTTCCGGCCGTGATAACCTTCTGATCCATGACGTATGCCCTCGGGAACTCCGTGAACTCGGTCGCGATATAGGTATAAAGCTGCGCGTCGTCTGCGTCTGTCCACGGGCCTTTGCGGCGCTTCCACGGCACCGGCTTGTCGCCTAATACGTGGACGTCACCGGATAGAAGATTGAGCGCGAGGCCCTGCAGCGCGGGGTCGTTGTCGAAGATGCGCTTGCAGTTGAGCACCGTTTTTTCGAGGACGCCCTTGGCCGTCCGGGAGAGCTTTTTTCTCCAGGCATCCGGATCCGGATCATCGGCAAAGTCGGCCACGGCTTCCTCGTGTCGCTCCTTATCCAGTACCGTGCGCACCTCGTCGTCGGCTGCAGCAAAGTCCAGCATGGCTTTATAGCTCGGACGCTTGTTGATTGGAGTATCACCGGCCACGGAGTCGTCTTCGGCGATGAACTTATGAATGCGGACAAGGTCGAAGGCGTTACATAGCTGGCCACCGGCCGGGTCGGTGCCGTGGTTGGAAAATGCGAAAAGCCCATCATCATAAACCACGAGCCCCGCTGCCGTGGAGCCTTGCGCGTATGTGTAGCGGTCGTCCTTGTCTGTTTTCAGATATACGTCCGGGAGAAATTTATCGATTGCGGCCGGGATATCGTATGCCCGGCAGAACGCACCCACGACGCCCTTTTTCTCGGTCGGGTCTTGCTGCTTTTCGGCCAGCGCCCGGCGGCTCTGCGCTTCCTTTTCTGATGTTGGCCACTGGCTTGCGTCCGTCCAATCCGGATATCTGGCCAGCACCTTGTCAGGATCGAGGAACGGCGCGTCAAGATAGTCGAAAAAATACTCGCCGTCCTCGCTGCAGCTTGGCCAGTACATAAGGCGGCTGGGCTGGAAGGTGGACGGGTCGAAGTAGTCCATCCCGATATCGCTCGCGATCATACGCGCCACGGCCTCGTATTCGTCGGCCGTAACTGTCCTTGATAAAGGAACGAGGAGCCTGAAACGTGGCTTGCTGGGCCTGTGCTTGTGGGTAGAGTAGCAAGCGCTCGCATAGTCGGCCAGCATTGAATAATCCTCATAGAAATGCTCCGGTGCAAAGTCCAAGTCGAAGGAAAGGATCGTGCGCCCGGTCACGGTATGGCTTCCGCGCTTGCCGTCTTTTAAGGTGCCGCCGACAAAACCGCCGACGTCCTTGATATTGTCCTGGTCGGCTTTGCTGGCGGCCTGATATTCTGCATAGGTTTCCGGAGTCCTGATCGGCTGCTGCAGCTTCTTCAGGATCCCCGACCACGCCATCTGCTTATTTTTCCACCGCTTATCGAAGCGGTTCTTGCCGGTGCTGATCCAGAGCTTCGCGTCATTTGAAAGCTCCGGCCCCGGTTCAAATTGTAAAATGTCTGCTTCCTTTGTTTTCATAGTGTCGCCCTCTGTATCATTCCGTCCTCTGATAGCTCATAAAGGTCGAGCCCCCACGCCATCGCCGCGCCGAGCTCAATACAGCATCCGGAGGAGGAGCGCCAGCCGGGCAGCAGGAGTATCGCGCCGCAAAGCTGAAGCGCCGTCAGGCATACTTGCATAAACTCGTCGTGGGTCAGCGTGTCATGCTCCGAATGATGGGTCAGGCTTTTCTCGACGACACGGCCCATGCGGCCGATAGAATTAAAGGGGTTGATCACGCTTTCGATACCTTCGCGGTGCAGTCTGTTTTCAGCGCTCTCGAAGTCCATCTGCACCATTCCGGGATCGTGGCCGGTTATAGGGCCGCTTATATAAAATCGTTTAGTTCTGTTCATCTTCTGAAACCTCCTCGTTACTGATAGCCGTTCCGGGATATCTTGACCCGACTATGTTTTGAGTTCCGCAGCGCGGGCAATCAAAAGCGTCGCCGTATTCGGCCCCGTTTGTAAGGATTGAAAGGCCACCGCGTGTCGATACGGTATAGCGGTTGTCCTTCAGGAGCTCGAATTTACGCCCGCAAGCGTGACATTTATATCTTCCAAACATCGCTTTATCCTCCATTCAGTGCGTGCGCCACAAGGGCGCACGATTTTAGATTAGACAGAAAGCCGGCCGGACGCCACCGGAGTTCGAAGCGCCGTAGCGGTACGCATCGCCGCCGTAGTTCACACTGGCGAAGGTCGTCGCCGAGTCCTTGACCTTGTTCATAAGCCAGCCCCACTCGTAAGCCTCGCCTTCACGGTCAGCGATGCGGTTTGTCCTTTTGGCCATGAGCGGCCATAATTCCTTGAAGCCGTC